AGCGCCGGAGACGATCCAGTTGAACTGACCAAGCCCAGAATACTGACCCGCTGCTTGGATCGTGAACAAACCCGGTCGCAGCGTGGTGACGTTGCCAGTGAAGTCAAAATCTGTTGTGTCAAAACTTACGAATGTTCCCGTCGGGCCAGCCGGAACGTAGGTGACAAGTCCAGTTGTTCCGGTGTCCGCTGGGTTGCTGTAGTTTGGGTTCGTAAAAGCTGCCGTGAACTGTGTCGCCGACGCTGCAAGTACGATGACAATCTGCCCATTCAAGAATGACTCGGCGGTGCCTTCAAGTAGAACGTTATCGCCCGGCAGGTAGGCGTTCAATACGAGCGCAGTCAGGACATTCGTCGTAATGGACGTCGCCGTAATTGCGTCCGAAGCTGACTCGACTTGGAATCCGATTTGCTGCGTCGCGGTCAGGAGCGCGTTCGCGTTTGCGAGGTTTAGAGCGACACCGTTCTGGAATTGGTTCTTGAACTTCTGCACTGCGGCGTAGCTCAAGTTTGTGCGAAGCATTGCGATCTGAATTGGAATCGGCAGAACAATGATGTCGGGGCGAGCCAAGAACGCAACGGGGTCTAAGTCCATTGAATTGATCCATCCGTTATTGGTTGCGTTCGGCGTTGAGTTGTTCGTCAGCCCAGTGATGGGTGCGACAGGAATCGTTGGCAGTGGGGTGCCGGGCGTCCAACTACGGTTGCGCGACGACACATCTTGCAACAAGTTCTGGTATGCCGCGACATCAGTGGCGGACGCAAGCGGATCAATCGCGCCGTCCAACACTTCGGGGTACGTAATCGTGAACTGGATGAGGTACTGGTCTTGCGCGAGGAACGCCGTAAGATTCGTAGCGAAGTCACGCCAGAACTGGCTGTAGCGATCTACTTGCGTTGCGACCGCGAACTGATTGTAGGTGAAGCGATTTCCAAGGCGTGGAGAAAGATAATTTACATCCGCAGCGATGTTCGCTGTTGCCAGAGTAATCACAGCATCTATTGATGTCTTCATGGCAGTCGGGAAAGTGACGGGGACAGGGAACTCCGCAGTGCCTTCACCGAGAACCAGACTGCTCTGAGATGCTGTGAGCGGAGTTGGTACGTAGTCCAGAGCCGCCCCGGTCGGGCCGGTCAAATAGCTGGCGTCTTGGTTCGTATCCCACTGTCTGTTGCGGGTGTAACCCAGAATTCCCGCTTCGATGTAAGAAAGCTGCCACAGCAGATGGTTTAGCTGGTTTGGCGACAGAGATTGAAATGTGTTTATGAGCGCGACAACCGGAGCGTCAGAGTAAATCAAGTTCGGTGACGGGATTCCCCATTCCGTGGGGCTTGTATCTGGCTCATTGCCCGTGGTGTCTACTAGAGCGATGTAGTTTACGCCGTTGAATGTCACTACGTCATCCGGCACATACGCGATAGTAGAACTCCACGTTCCCATCCAGATAAAGTTCGACTGTCCCAGTACGTCGTTCCACGGCACAGGCTGCACGTTCAGCGTTGCGATTGACGGCTGTAGGTACTGGTTGTATACCGTTTGGAAATTTGGAATCCATACGCCGCCGCGACCCGTGCGTGCGAGGTTTAGGTAAATAAGCCATGCGCTCACAGTGAACGGATCATAGTTCGAACTTACAATTCCTTCGAGAGTGATGGAGTGGATCAAATCCTTACGCAGTTCTGGCTGCCGAACGGCTAGGTCGGGATTCGCGTAGTCTGTATCCCCCGGCTCAACAGTGTTGGCGCGGAGTGAAGGACAGATGCTCACGATATTGTTGGTGTAATCCGTCGCCGACATCTGCCAGTTGTCAATAACCTGATGAGGATCGGGTACCGCGCCAAACATGTTCATGTTCGGGTTGAACGACGGACTGTATTGTGGCACCGCGACTAGCGCCTGCATCTGCGAAATGAACGCTGGGTCGGTGAGGTCTTGGCTCGCGGGAGTGATTACACCGCTGAATGGCGGGTTGTAGTTCGCAGAACCGTACACCAAGCCGCTATATGTTTCAGTGCTCAGCGGGTTGTCAACGAACAAATAGGAGGGCGAAGTTGGCCCGAAGCTGCAATTCGCGAGCGTGAAATTGAAGTTGAATTTTACACTCGACTTCAGCACTGAAAAAAGTGCGAGTGGCGAAAATAGGAAACCATTCCAGTTCCAGATGGAGTCAGGGAACAAGTTAGGGATAGACGGCAGAGCGGGGATGCCCCAGTTACAAATGTTGTTGAGCAAGTTCGCGATGGAGTTCAGTGCTACCTGCACCATGTGGGTCATGGACTGCTCGATAGCGAGGATCATCGTGATGTTCATCTGAATCGCGGCGACGAGACTGACAATCTCATGCTGCAATTGATTCGCTGTCTTCAAAATGCTGATAGAGTCCGCAACAAACTTTGGAACACGCGGAGTGTGCCCAAGTTGCCCATCCACCGCCAAGCCGTTCATGTGGGTGTAGGACTGGATCAGGTTTGTAAGCTGAATTTTCTTTTGGAGCAGCACATTGTTGGCATCAGCAATGTTCTTTTCGAACCAACGACCACCCTCCATCGCATCATGGTAGACTTTCTCGACGTCCGGGTCGCCGAGGGGCTGCCAGCGCTGTACTGCACCCTTGGCTGTGATGGGCCAGAGCAACGCTTGCTGTTCGCTTGATGTTAAACTCATACGCCCTCAAAGTTCTGGTCATTCTCGTCAGAATACTCTTCGTAAGCTCCGGGCTGACTGTTGACCATGTCGCCGTAGGACTCGCGGGTATCCCGCGCTAATGAAGAACTGACTTTCTTTTGCTGTGTCTCAACAACATCTGTCTTAGTAATTGTTCGACGAGTCGTTGCTTCCGAGATCACGTCACCCGTTGTGAGGTGATTCAAGTTCCCGGCGTGGATGATGTCAATATCACCCATAATCATGAGACGGATAGCTTTACCTTGCTTATTAGGTTTCACAGTGATTTCGACGCCGCCTTCTAGCGCTCCTGTGATTGACCGTCCTTGTTTATCGGTACCCAGATCGAAGACCAAGCCGCCAGCCGTATCGAGTAGAATTGACTGCCCGGAATCCGTGTTCGCTCCGATACGCAAGAGAATGTCTCGAACTGTGTGAAGGTCGAGTGACTGCCCGTGGGAGTCCATTGGAGACGTGGGCTGCGATGTGCTGGTGACGGGGCTACCAGACCAGACATACGGTATGGAGCCTGCGAGAGCCGCAACCGAGGGAACGTCTGGAATTGGAGCGCCTGCCTGAGTAAGATCGTGGAACTGATAGCGAGTATCGCCCGCACCGTAATCCTGTCGGTAGCTCTTTGAATCAATACGGGAAGAGTCTCCCACAGCATAGGCGTTCTTGCCCTGAGGGTCGCTGTAACCGTTTACCAGATGGCGGCGCATAGCGAACGGGTTTTTTGCGCCTAAGCGCAGCACCGTCCCGCCGTCAAACGCACCTCGTAGTGAGACATTCTCCGCGCCAACCTTTGAAGCACCATAAAGTGAGGCTGGCAAAGCTGTCCATTGCATGTTGTTGCCCGCGTCACCCGGCTTCAATGCAACGTGCTGAGAGTCCCAGTATTGCATCGTGCGGAGGCTCGGTAGATCGTTCCTGCTACGAATCTGTGTCTCAGTCGTGCGACGAGAGGTTGGTAATGAGGTGTCATCCGCGCCAAGACGCAGTACCACCTGACCTAATGCTTGCACATCCAGCGCTTCTTCCTCATCGCGATTCTTACCGAAGACCATCTTCGCGCTGCCGACGAAGTGCGCTTCCATAGAACGTCCAGCACCGTAGGGGTATTCGTAACTTCCGGTTGGTTGAAGCAGAATGTTTTCCTTCGGCAGCGTGCTGCCAATTTCCATTTGCACCAGACCCTCTTTAGTCACGTTCAAACGTGTGGTGTTTTGATCGTAAGGGAACCGTATTGCTAAGCAGGATGCCGCGAGACGAGCTTCGATATGATCGGTTGACTCCACGACAGCGGCATACCCAGACTCTACACTGGAGCCGAACTTGCCGGGTTGCATCTGCGTGTTGACAAAAAGCTGTGGCTTTAACACCAGTCCGTAGGTGCTCGGATCGTAGATGTTGTAGCCCACGAGGGTTCCAGCGGTGCGTTCCATGATGTAACCGCGACGCTGGGGTGTCTTGCCCTCATTCGTCGTCGGGCCGAGCGGATTCACCTTGGTGTTATCCGGGTGATCCCAACCCTGATTGATCATGAACGACTCGCTATCAAACGCGAGCGTCGTGCCGTTCGCCGGAGTCACAGTCGTGCGTGTCCACGGGTTTGCGGTGGTGCCAAGGATGTTGTCGAGTAATGAGGTTTGCAGAATCTCAAACGGGACTGGGTAATCCAGTGAGTATTCCTGCACCAACTCTGTGTGCTCAGCGAATGGGATCACGTCCTGCTTGCCGCTGATATAGCGGTCGGCTGGCTTAGCACCGGGCTGCAAGTACGCGATGTACTGCTTCGATCCGTCTGGCAGCAGTGTGGGCACGAGGTTCTTTGCGCCCGGACGATTGATGGAGCCACGGTATGCCACACCCGCGTCGCTGTATTCAACGTTGCGCCCAGTGATCTGCGTGCGCTGGCGACGGTCGGTGTCCAGTTTGTCCCGGCTGTAATCCGCGCCCTGCTGATCCCAAGCCGAGGAGATGCGCTCCGAGAAGCCTTCGGTATACGTGGAGGTGCGTTGACCCGGAAATGCCTTGCGATAGCTGCCGCGACGGCGATTCGTCCAACCTTGGATGAGTTCGCCTGAGATGGGACGGCTGGCGATGGCGTCAATGGCTTTGTAGCTCTGCGTATGGAGCCACGTTATGATCATCGTGATGCGGTAGCCATTCGAGTAAGCGTAGGTTGCCGCCAGACCAATAGCTCCCTGCTCTGGCATCACAACATCAAGCTCTTCGATAGACGACGCTATCGCGGGGAAAATGTTGATGTCGTGGTAAACGAGTCCGTCACTAAACGCCTGAACAGTGATGGACTTGCGCTCATAGTCCGTGGTGAGAACTTCCACCGGGAACATATCATGGCGCATGCGATTTTCATCGCGTTCCAATCCCTTGCGTGGGTAAAGATTTCGGTTATCGTTTACGGTTATCATTGATTACCCGGCGCGGTCGCGGGAACCGACGCCACAGTGATTTGTGGATTCTTGTTCTTCAGAGCCAGCAGTTGCTCCTGCGTAGTCTTGGTATCCGAGACCTGTCCAGTTACTAATACGTTCACAAGCTCCTGTTGCTGGGTTTCGGTTTGTGCAATCAAGTTCTTAGCGATAGCATTTTCTGGCTGCGCTGAGGTCAAGAGAGCGTTGTCCGAGAACGCTCCAACCATTTTGCTGTAATCCAAGACGATGATCGTTGCGTCCGGCTGGATTGCGGTGTTGGTCGTATCGTCGCCGTTGCCAGAAGGCATTGAAGCTCCGGTTGACGAGAACGAACCTCCGACCGTGTTCTGCAAAGTTGCTTGCGCGTTCTGAATCTTGTTGCTGGGATCATCCTGCGCGGTCGGTGTGCCCAGCCCGGCGAACATAAACGCATCCGTGGCTTCGAGCAGCGCGATCTCGCTCAAGTCCTGCGGCGCGGTAGTGCCCGCAGCCCAGCCCTGCTCTGTGATCTCTTTGATAGCGTCGTTCAGAGTTTGCCAACGTCCCCACGGGAACGGAGCCACGACTTCGTAGCCCTTCTCGTCCGTGTACGGCAGCGTAGACGGCGTGCCAGTGATGGGATTGCCCATCAAGTCTTGCATGTAGCTCAAGTCCGCTGGACGCTTGCCGTTATAGAACCCACCATTCGGTGGATTGAACGCCGGAACAAGTTGCCCTGATTGGGTGGTAGTCTTCGCTGACATCGGGCGTGCGGTGCCCTGCGCTGATACGCCGTCGTTCTTGACAACGTAGGTCGCGGTATAGTTGGGTGTGTTTGCGTCCGTCTGAGTACCCAGCACGTTGCCGATAATCTCAGCGTCATACGTGTGAACGATGATCTGTTGAGCCGTTGCGTCCCATGATGTACCATCCGGGTTCAAATGAGGAGGTGTTAACGTCACGCTTGTACCAACGATGTTGGACACATTGTTGTTACCTGCGCTGACATTAGTACCAGCCGCTAGCTGCTCTGTACGCGGCTGAACTACTTGCTGGTTATAACCCGGAGATTGGTTCGGATCAGCGGCGGTAGAAGGCATGGGGTTCTTCGTCCATTGCAGCACGAGACTCTCCCCGGTCGTATATGCGTTGTACCCCTTCAGTTGGTTGTATCCTTCAACTGATGACTGGGCCGTGCTAATCAGCACACGGCGGCGAATCGTATCGCAGGTAACAGTCATCGTAGCTGTTGCGCCGACCTGATAGTTGATCGCGATAGACTTGATGTACCCGTACATATCTTTGTGCGGGAAGAACATCGGGAACCCGACCTTCAACTCAGGGCGCATCGGGATCGTGACCGTGTATGTGCGGTAGCCGCGATTCATGCGGGCGGTTTCTGCCGCTGCATGAGCGAACAGAGAGAACGTATCGTAAGCCCAAATCCACGGAACTTCGTATGCAGGCTCTTCACGCAGACCAAACTTGGCGAGTTTCGCCACGTCGATAAATTCAACCGTTGGTTTCACCTTGTCGGGATAATTGATCGCAAAATCAAGAATCGGGTTGCCCGTAATACAAGTGCGAGTACGACGGATGGCTGCCTGATCTTCTGTCTCCGACTCCGTTAAGATTTCGTCAAGATACGTCACGAATGGGTTGTTGTTCTCGTAAATCTGCTTCAGCGGACTTACAATTGTGTTTGCATTCGTGTTCGTGTTCGTTGAAGTACGTGGACTTCGAGTTCCCAGATTCGTCACGTCAAGGTTATAGAGTGGTGGTTTGACGATGATTTTGCCATCAAGGTCTTGATACGCTTCGAAGTCAATCGCTTGCACAACCTCACGGATGATGTCCAAACGGTTACGAATAACCGGATCGAACAAGTGAGCGTCGGTGATGATCTTGAATGGCTGATACGCGCTGATGTTATTGTAGAACATGGCTGACGCATCGTTCACTTCGTTGACAAGGTTGTATTGGTTCACGCTGGCGGCGAGTTCATCTTTGTTCTGTGACCCGTGAACTTGCGACTTCTTCGATACAGGAGTCTGCTGAAGATTGTCCTTCCAGTTCGCACCGTAGATGTGAACGTCCTTGAGCATGTTAGTAAGAATGGACTGCCACTTCGCGATGTACCCACGCTGAATTGCTGCGCCGAACTGCCCCTTTAGAACTTGTGCTTGCTGAAGGTTATTCAACTGGAAGGCGTCAGAGCTTAGACCCAGCGTGAACATATCTGCGATCAAGCGATAAGGGTTGTTGTAAGCAAAGTTGGTCTGCCAGACTGTGAGTCGAGCGCCCGCCGTACTACCCCACTTGTCCGCAAGTTGAACCGAAGGGTTCACGTCAATCTGCATGCGCTCCAGCATGTACAATGTGCCGAAGCACTGGACAGCGACTTGCAGCATCTTGCCGTCATCTGTGTAACTGATGTGACTCACCACGCCTTTGAATACGCGGCGGTACACAGTGCTAGTCGCAGTGTTATTGTAGTATCCCTTGGCGTACACCTGAACCTGCATCATAGTCTGGATGAGATTGTTGCCGCCCGGTTGCTGATAGAGGTACTTGGCGTAGTTAGGGATTTGCAGACCAATGCTCGCACTGGGTACCATCAAGTCAACATCATATCCAGACTGAAACGAAGTTACGTGCTCGTTAAAGTTGACGTTTGTGTAATTGATGTTCGTCGCCGGATCGTTTATGAAATAATTGATCAGGTAGGGCAGCCCATCCAGATACACCACGATGTCCGGCGCAGTCTTAACAACTGTGCGCTCCTGCGCGGTCTGCGAGATGTTGCGAATCATGTTCGCCATTAAGCGTTATACCCCGCTCCGGGGTCTGCCCCGGTACTCAACACGCCATTCCATGAATTCTGACCGGATGGTGTGTCATACCCTAAAACATTAGCCATCGGTACGCTGCTTTGTACCGTAGCGTCCACTTGCGGCGCGGTGTTCTGTGCCTGCGCCGACGCTACTGCCGGGGATGTGAAACCACCAGCAATCACGGGTGCGCCCGGCACGCCAGTCGGAAGATTGGCTGGAGTGTTTGGCGGCAAACTCTGTGTGTTTGCGCCTGTGTTCGCGGGGTTCGCACCCTGCGTAGCTGTTGCTGTAGCTTCCCATTGACTGAAGTCGTGACCGCGATACACATCGTTGATGATCAAGTTGTTGTACGGTGACGACATGCGGAAACGCTCTTTCCATGCAATGAAACTGAGTTGAAAGTCCATGTAGTACGGGGTGTTCGCGCTCTGGTGATATGAGAAAGAGTCGAACATGCCGTACCAGACGAAGTTGCCAACCACAAGCTCTACGTCAGAGTGCATCTTGATACGTCGGCGAGTAAAGTCCGCAGACAATGCTCCGTCACCAAGCTGTTCGCCCTCGAACCAGTAACCGTTGTTTTCAAATACCATCTGAAGCTGCTCGAAGTTACGGTAGGACTCAGTGTATGGTTGAAACGCATCCGTAAGTCCCAGAGAAAAATACTGTCCGGCTGTGTGACCAGAGAGGTTGATTTGAATCACATCTTCACCCCAGACACCGAACTGCCATCCAGAGCGTGTCATAGCCGAAGCGTCCAAAGTTTGACGTTGCACTTGAACGGTCTCAGGGTTAATCAAAAACCTAAACACGGCGGGTGGATTGTTCGTGTTAGCTGCCACACTCGCTTCTACACCACGATGGGCAAGACGAATGTAAATGTAGTCTTTTAGCGCCGATGGGAGTGCTGCCGTGGTGTAGAAATCCCCAGCCTGCACCATCTGCGTGCGTGTACCCTTCTTATACACCGGAACACCAACCACTTTATGGGCGCGTGTTGTGATAAGTGTCGGTGGGGGATTCGTGCCCCTGTACACGTTGACAAACGATGAACTTAATTGGTTCGGATCAACAGGAGACGGAATGATGCGCTTCTCTCCTCGGATGGGAAGCTGCGTCGGAGATAGGTTCGGATTAGCCCCTGCATCCGGTCTGATGTCACTGATGTCAAATGCGTTGTTTGCCATTATGCGACCACCTCACCACTTGCGGGTACTCCATCAACTGGACTTCCGGTCGGTGGAGGTGCGTTGCTGGTGATTAGCGACGCCGATGTGTTGGGCCAGTACACAGCGGAGTAGGTCTTTTCAACCTGAAATGAAAAATTGAAATCCCATGAGAACGGTTTGTTTGCGTCCTGCGTCCAAGTCAGAGACTTGAAGTAGCCCAGAAAAATGTTGTTACGGTAACGCATTGCTACAAATCCGCGAGACATAACATCGTTGTTGCGAGAGTGCTGCTGGAAGCTGCTGGCACCTGTCTTGGGAGACCACGCGTTGAAACTCTGTTGCTCTTGTCCTGTGAGCACACCCTGATAGTTCTGGGTATGGAACCAGATGTTCCCGTTCATCTGATACAACTTCAGGAACTCAGTGAAGGCGTCTTGCGCCGCGACACGCAGAGCTTCAGGGATATTGATCAATGAAGAGTCGAGTGCTGAGCGCCCAGCATGCGGGTTCTTCGTAGCATTGTGGAAGAACACTGCGCGGACTTGTTGCTTAACGGAGTCTGGCACGGCTGCCGTGCTCATGTAGTCGGTCAAACCAAATTGGTTCATGAACACACCTGTGGTACAAGTGCCTTGAAGAAGGTCTGCCTGCATGCCCCAGAAAGTGACATGCTGTCCAGTGCGTGACGGTGTGCGGTTGAAAATGTGCTTACTCTGCAACGAGAACTCCTTCATCGAACAGTTAAGCTGGAGGACGATAGGGTTCGTGCTGTTCGGTACATGCAGAGGTTGTCTCTGTGCCCGGTCGAGAAACACCATGAAGCTGACAGGTTGCACTGTCTGGCGAATCTTAGGGTTCCCTGTGATGAGAAACTTATTGGTGAACCACGGCTTTTCACTCAAGCCGTCGTCGATTTGTAAGTCAGGGTTAATCGACTGTGCGAGTAGAGCGGCATTAGCGGCGGCGTTAGCTTGACCCGGTGCCGTACCGTTCTGCCCCACTGTTTGCTTGTCAATTGTGTTCTGTGCTGCTCCCGTCTGTGGCTCCGGGTCTACTGTGGTCTGACTCTGGAACGTGCGTGTCATCGACATGAGTGGACTACCAGCGTTCTGTGTCAGCATCGTCACGTTGTAAACAATGTTTTGAATGTTTGGCAGTGGTGGGATGCCGTTCGCTACCAGCACGGTTGTCGGAGACGTAATGTATGCCGCGATAGCAAGCTGGTACTTTCCGACAAACTGCGTCACAAGCTGAGACAAGTACATCACGCCTGCGGCGATGTTCTCATTCTCCTCAGTGACATCAAAGCCCAGAGACGTAC